CGCCGCGAGCGGGACATTTGCTACGTCCATTGCCTGACGCTTGCTGGCATCCGCGAGGCGCTGCGCGAGCTGCGCTACCAGTATCCGCGCTGCTTTTTTGTGCTGCAAAGCATTCACACCTAACCAGCCACCGAGCTGGTTTTTTTACGTCCAAAAAAGGAGAAATAGAAATGGAAAAACGAGAGTACCGAAGCGAGCATGCCATCTGCGACGCTTTTTTGGCCGCTGCAATTGGCACTGGTCTGGCATGGGTGTTACAGCAATGGTGGTTCATGCCATGAACATTACCCGCTACATACAGACGTTTGCCCGCTATTTTTTGGCCGCTGCAATTGGCACTGGTCTGGCATGGGTGTTACAGCAATGGTGGTTCATGCCATGAACATTACCCGCTACATACAGACGTTTGCCCGCTATTTTTTGGCCGCTGCAATTGGCACTGGTCTGGCATGGGTGTTACAGCAATGGTGGTTCATGCCATGAACATTACCCGCTACATACAGACGTTTGCCCGCTATTTCGTAAACGGGTATCACATTAAACACTGCCACCGTTTTGCAATGAAACGAGCAACAGCATGAACAACCAACTTACACCATTACCAGTACTGATTACCAGCCTACGCGCCGCAAAACAAATGGAAGATGCCGCAGCAGAACAGCGGCTGGCCATCGAGAAACAGATTCTGCTGCACTACGCCGATCAAGCCAGGACAGAGGGCAGCATTACCGACAAGGACAACGGCATCACCATCAGCTACGGCGTTACCCGCAAGGTGAACACCGATGCGCTGCGTGAAGCCTGGGCATCACTAAACGAGAACCTTCACAAGGCATTTACATGGGAGGCAAAAGTCGTAACCAAAACACTCAAGGCAATCCAAGACCTGGACCCGCGCGCTTATGCGCAACTTGCGAACTTCATCACCACTACACCGAAGAAAACCAGCATCACATTGAAAGAGTAAACCATGGCACTAAATTTAGATTCAATCAGGCGCGGGAAAGCAATACAAGCGCCTCGCATATTTCTGTACGCAACTCACGGCATCGGTAAAAGTACCTTTGCCAGTCAATCTCCTAACCCAATCTTTATACAGACTGAGGATGGACTTGGGAATATCGACACTGCCAGCTTCCCAATTGCGAAAGACAGCACCGACATAGTTAGCGCTATCGAGGCGTTATACACACAAGAGCATGATTTTCAAACTGTTGTGCTCGATAGCGCTGATTGGTGCGAGGCCATTTTGCAGAAGGAAATGGAAAGCAAACACTCTGAAAAAGAGCTGGCTTATGGGAAGTCGGCCATGATTTTGGCTGACAAGTGGAAATTGATTCTTGACGGCCTGAATGCTCTTCGCAACGACAAAAAAATGGCTGTAATCATCCTGGGGCATTGCGAGGTAAAGCGGTTTGATAACCCGGACTCAGACAGCTATGACCGCTATCAGCCAAAACTACAGGCACGGTGTAGCGCACTGCTGCAAGAGTGGGCCGATTGCGTTCTATTCGCCCAGTACAAAACACTGGTGAGAAAAGATGATGCGGGTTTTAACAAAAAGATCGCAAAAGCAACCACTACAGGCGAGCGCATCTTGCACACGGTAGAGGAACCGTCATTCCTTGCAAAGAACAGGTTTTCTCTTCCGAAAGAACTGCCCCTGGACTGGGCAACATTTGCAGCAGCGCTCCAAGCTGCGCAAGCGTGAAAGTCTATTTTTATCAACCAACTTGAAAGACAAACATCATGGCATTCATTAACTTTGATAGCACGAACATCGCACCCGACACAGCCCGCCAGCCGATCCCAGCAGGCACCTACCTTGCACACATTGTGGACAGTGACCTGGTTGCATCCAAAACCGGCAACGGCCAAAACTTGCAGCTCAAGTTTCAGGTTTTGGATGGACAATTTAAGGACGCTACAGTTAAAGAAAACCTGTGCGTGCAGCACACGAACAGCGAAACCCAGCGCATTGCCCAATCCAAACTGAGCGCAATTTGCCACGCTACCGGACTTCTGCGCGTGAATGACAGCAGCGAGTTGCATTACAAGCCCGTCAAGATTGTGGTTACAGTGCAGCCTCCGGCAAATGGGTACGATGCGCAGAACCGCATCAAAGGCTACGAAGCCGCGAATCCTGCTGGTGCGTATGCGCCACAGCAATTCACGACACAGCAGCAACCGCAGCAGTTCGCACCTCCACCAGCAGCGCCAGCATCCGGCGCGCCTGCATGGGCAGCGAAGAAGTAAATGGCAACGATACCAGATGAGGTATCGGACCCGGTAGCCGCAGCGATATATGGGCATTACAAGCTCGTATACGGGGCCGAAAAGCCTAGAGGCTACCTGGGGGCCAGCAGCATCGGCAAGAGCTGTTCTAGGGCACTGTGGTACGGTTTCAGGCTATCGAAGCAAGCGGGTTTCGATGGCAGGATGTACCGGCTGTTTCAATCCGGCCACCTGCAAGAGCCTCGCGTTGTTGCAGACTTGCGCGCCATTGGATGTACAGTGTATGACCTGGACCCAGCAACGGGCAAACAATGGTCATTCACCGAACCAGCAACAGGACACCACCTAAAAGGCAATGCCGATGGTGTTGTGCTTGGTGTCCCGCAAGCGCCAAAGGCGGCGCACATCTTAGAGATCAAAACCAGCGGGACAAAGGCATTTTCTGAGCTGAAAAAACACGGTGTTGAACAGGCAAAGCCTGAGCATTTTGCCCAGATGCAAATCTATATGCATTGGACTATTGCCCGGTACGGTGAGGATGGATGCCGCCGGGCGCTCTATGTGTGCGTCAACAAAGACACGGACGAAATCCACACAGAGCGCATCGAGTACAGCAAGGCCACAGCGCAATCCATCGTAGACAAGGCGCGGGCAATCATCCTGTCACAAGAACCGCCCCAGCGCATAAGCAACGATGCAAGCTGGTACGAGTGCAAATGGTGCGATTACAGCGATATGTGCCACGGCAGCGCAGTCCCTGCGCCGACGTGCCGATCATGCGCGCACGTTACGCCTGAGATGGATGGCGATGCACGGTGGACCTGTGCAAAACACAAATCTGATTTGTTTTTTGGCAATCAATTACTGGGATGCGAGTCGCACAGGTACATCCCGGCTGTTATTGGCTTTGCACAGGCTGTGGATGCCACAGATGACCATGTTGTGTACGAACTCAATGGCCGGTTTTTCAAGAATGGAACGCCGCCTGATGGTTACAGCTCGAAAGAGATACACGCCTGCCAGGACAAGGCGCTGCTTGTCGAAGAGAGCAAATTTATCAACGACATGCGCCAGCAGTTTGGCGCGGAGATTGTGGGGTGAATGATGGAATTACGCCAATATCAATCCCAAGCCATAGATGAACTATGGGAATGGTTCTCAAAGCACCCGCTAGAGAACCCAATAATGGATTGCTGCGTAGGGTCCGGCAAAAGCCTGATGATTGCTGCAACTCTGCAACGTGCAATTAGAGAGTATCCGGGTACGAGGGTAATCGTCATTGCGCATCAGAAGGAACTGATACAGCAGAACCTGGACAAACTGCGGGCAATCTGGCCTGATGCTGATGTTGGTGTGTACAGCGCTGCACTCGGGCGCAAAGACACTGGGCGAAAAATCACCTATGCAACCATCGGGAGCATCTACAAAGACGCCCATTTGATGGGTGCCGTATCGCTTGTTTTGTGTGACGAGTGCCATTTAATCAACTCGAAAGAAATTGGTATGTGGCGCAAATTCATTAACGACATGCGCAGCTACGGTAACAAGAATATGTGCGTAATTGGCTGGACTGGAACACCATTTCGCAACGGTGGCATCTGGCTCACTGCTGATGAGCAATCATTGTTTAGCGGCATCGCAGCACGCATAACAATGACTGACATGCTGGCACAAAAATACTTGTGTCCGCTGACACCAATCAGCACCAGCTTCAAGATTGAAACCGAAGGCGTGCGTACTGCGTTGGGCGATTACGTTGTGTCTGATCTTGCCAAAGCAACAGATACCCATGAGCTTGTCGAATCTGCATGTGACGAGATATGCAGACTGGCGCAGGATAGAAAACGATGGCTGGTGTTTTGTGTCAACGTTGAACATGCAAACCATGTCAACGATGCACTCATAAGGCGCGGTATTGCAAGTGGAATAGTGACAGGTGAAACACCACAAGCGCAGCGTGAAATACTGCTGCGAGACTATGCGAATGATCGGCTAAGGGCTTTGTGCTCCATTGGAGTTTTAACCACTGGATTCGATCAGCCTGACATTGATTTTATTGCTCTACTTCGGGCGACAAAATCGCCAACGTTAGCAATTCAAATGTGTGGCCGTGGGATGCGTACCGCACCTGGGAAAGTTGATTGTGCTTTCGCTGACTTCACGACAACCATTTCAGACCTTGGGCCGATTGACTTGATAAAAGGAAGGATGCCGAAGGAAGGAAAAGGCGAAGCGCCTTTCAAACTTTGCCCAGAATGCGGAAGCAGGAATACAGCATCAGCATCACATTGCATTGACTGCGGCCATGAATTTCCGCCACCTGTGCATATCAAACACGGGAAAGCAGCAATCACCGCCCCCGTTCTATCAACCCAGCTACAGCCAGCGCCAATCGTGTGGCATGACGTGTCACGGGTTGATTACAGCGTGCATCGAAAAGAAGGAAAGCCGGATAGTTTGAGGGTTGATTACTGGTCCGGGATGATGGTTGTGGGGAGTGAGTGGATTTGTTTCGAGCATTCTGGCTATGCACGGCAGAAGGCGGAGCAGTGGTGGCGCACAAGATCAATCAAGGCTCTTGCAGATGTTCCAGATGACACAGGTACTGCATGGGTGAGTATTGATATGCAAAACCTACACGAACGAAACTTCAAAGAACCCACCCGCATAGCCACCCGCAAGAACGGCAAATATACAGAAGTTGTCAATTATGAATTTTCAAGAACTGAAAGCCACGAAAGAGGCACTCAAAAGGAGCTTGCATGAACTCGAAATTATCAAAGTCGCGTGCTACTCATGCACGAAATACCAGCATACCCAGTGCCAGCATTACCAAGCTGCACCGCCAGAAGAGTGGGTTAAAGGCCCAGTCGAATGTGAACATTGGATTTATGACGATGTGCCTTTCTGAGCTGCAACGACTGCGGCACGAAAACGCCATCTTGCGCGAAGAACGCAGCGAGATTTATCAGCACGCCAGCTACATGATGGCCCACTCATAGGACAAACAATGACACAAAAAACACTACCATCCGACGTAGCCCGCTGCCATGGTTTTTGCTGTAACAACAGGGACCGCTGTTTGCGCTATACCGAGCGCGATACATATCAAGCCAGCACGCCATTTGCTTCGCATCTTTGCGACAAAGACGCCGAAGGGCTGGAGTATTTCATTCATGCCGTGAAGGAATCGAAATGACTGCACAGCACACACCAGGCCCATGGAAATATACACATGAAGGACTGGACGATTTTTCGTTAGACGCGGGTGATGTGAACATCATCGGTGGCTGCGGATGCTGCGGCAGTCCGTCAATCAATAGCGAAGCTGACGCCAGGCTGATAGCCAGCGCCCCCGATTTATTGGACGCGCTGACGGAACTATTGCCTGGATGTGAGGCAATGGGCTGGAGCACCGAAAAAGCTACCGCCGCCATCGCAAAGGCAACAGGAGAAACAACATGAAACACACCGACGAACTGCTCGCCCAATACTTCGAGCGCAGCCAAAAAGAAGCCCAGGCCGAAGCCGAACTGCTGCAAGCACTGCGCGACGTGGCCCAGCTCCTGGCGTGGCAAAACAACGGGGAGAGCCGGGGATTCAGCCATAGGCTGCTTACGCCTGCTCATGCGCTCAGAAACGCGCAAACTGCGATCAAGCATACACCGGAGATGACGGCATGAGCCCATACGAAAAACTTGATGCGCTGATAGTTGTGCGATTAAAAATCAGGCCAGCGACATTTGCTGAGTTGCTGTCCGGGGAAAGTCGCATCGAATGCGAACGGATAGTAGGGCAAACTGGTGGCGATGCATTCCGCGTTCTTGACCGCAGATTGCAGGCACTGCGTAAGCGTGGCGTTATCTTTTTTGATCGAGCAGTAGGCTGGAGGATTAAATGAAACTCGAAATTGAAATAGATGAATCTTTATTCCGCAAAGCAGCAGAAAGAGCGTTTGCGGAACAGTTTGCGCATCAGCGGTACGGCCAAGCGTTTGGCACGGAACTGATTGAGAAACAGGTGCAGGCTTATATTCGTCAAATGGACTTTACTCCGTACATCCAAGCTGCTGCGAAGGCAAAAACTGATGACGTGGTGAATCAAGTCATCGAACAGGCGCTGAGGGATGCCGCAAAGAAAAAAGCGAAGCAAATGCAGGCTGATGGGAGTTTGTTCGAATGAAACTAAAACCAATAGTTGGTCAGCCGCTGTGGTATGTGCCGCGATACACAGTGAGCCGCCCAGTCATTGTTAGCAAAGCTGGGACGAAGTGGATTTATTTCGGCAACGGCGGATTGCGATGCGACTATGAAGGGGTAATTGATTCACAGAAATACGATTTTGCTGGGCGTTGCTACCAAAACCAGGCCGTATATGACGTTGAATGCGAACTATTAGCGGCGTGGAGAGATATAAGAAAACGCATCGAAAAATCTCATAATCCCCCAGAAGGGATCACTATTGACATGATCAACCAAGCCCGCGTGTGGCTGTTTGGAGGTGAGAAATGACACCACACCCACAAGCAGACATCCTACGAGCCATCGCGGATGGCAAAGAGATTGAATGGCGCAGGAGTGAATTTAT